TTACTGAGCTCTGTAACGCTTTGTAATACATTTTTATACATTCGTTCAAGTTGGCGCTTGTGCTGCAAATTATACAATGCCCACATTGAACGTTTAATTTGGGTTTCAATTGAGTTCCAATCTTGCATTGAGTTAAATTCGCTCATAGTGTATTGTACGGTATATCCTAATTTATGTCAATTTGGGCTGTCGCTAAATATAAAATAACAGGATACGATTGTGCCAAGATTATCACTTTGGAAAGATGGAGCCCATACTAACGATTACAAATACATGGATCGCAATATCAGTGAAATGTTCACTGTGGGCGGGACCGGCATTTTAATTCACAAGTACTTAGGCACTAACGAACAAAACTTAACAAAAACAACCAATTCTGCACAAGCCAGTGCTGGGACTACGTTGACGTTTTCGTCAACAGCTGACATTGATTTAGGAATGTTTGTAACAGCCAATGCTGTTACAACTGGAACTACAGTTGTAGCCAAAACAGCCAATACAGTAACATTAAGTGGAAATACCACTAGTGCAATTGGTGCAAACACAACCGTAAAATTCTACACTGATGCTGCAAAACCCAGTTACATAAATCAAAGTGCTTCAAACATTCAAGACTTGCTGTTCATTGAAAACAGAGATAGAAAATACGATTCCGATGTGTATGCCATGAGAGGCATATATCAAGTACAAGATGTCACTTTTGATTTAAGCCAATTTGGTATGTTTTTACAAACCGGAACATTGTTCATGGTGTTTCACATCAACGACATGGTTGCTACACTGGGACGTAAATTGATGCCCGGTGATGTAATTGAGTTAATGCATCTCAAAGATTATTATCCACTGGATGACAGTTTACCAGTCGCACTAAAAAGATTTTATGTAATCAGCGATTGTAATAATGCTGCCGAAGGGTACAGCGCAACCTGGTGGCCGCATCTATGGCGTGTAAAGATCAATCCGTTAACAGACAGTCAAGAATACAAAGATATTTTAAATCAAATCAAAGTTGACACCGATATCAACGGCAATACTGGTAATGTAACATTAGGTTCTGTTTCTAGTATCATTAACAAGTATATTGAAATCAATGATGCTATACTCAGAGAAGCAGAAACAAATGTACCGTTTTCGGGATATGATATTGATCATATCTATATAAAACCCACTGATCCCACAGGCGGACCAGGTGACCCGGCTGGTGTTACTGCGGACAACGGAACTGTTACCGGTGATACTGGAATAATAGATACTGCCGGCGGGACTATGAGTCCAGATGCCACTGTGCAAGGATATTTAACAGGCGACGGGAAAACCCCCAATGGTTTACCGGTTTACTCAGGTATTGCATTTCCAAGTAATCCTTTGGTAGGTGATTACGCTTTACGCACTGATTACTTGCCAAATCGTTTGTTTAGATGGGACGGGCGGCGTTGGGTTAAGATAGAGGACAATGTAAGAACGACACTTACTCCCGGTGCAAGTAGTCAGACTCTACGTAGCGGCTTCATTAACAACACTAATACCTATACCAATAATACTGGCGAGGTTACAGAAAGACAAAGCCTTAGTCAGGCACTTAAACCAAAGGCAGATAATTAATGGCACAGCAGTTTTTTTATGATGCACAGATTCGACGATTCTTGATTCAATTCATGAGGATTGTCAGCAATTTTGAAGTTGAATTTGGCAAAGATCGAGATGGCACACGAACATTGCAACGTGTGCCTGTATATTATGGTGACCCTAGTAGACAGGCAGCAGCCATACTAAGACAAAATAGTGAAAACGTTATGAACGCTATTCCGGCAATGAGTGCCTATATAAGTGGATTCACTTACCAGCAGGACAGGATGCAAGAGCCGTTTTTTGTAAGTAAAATGAACATGCGTGAACGGCAATACGATCCAGAAACTGGATTATACAACAGCAATCAAGGCGACAGCTACACTATTGAACGCTTAATGCCTGTGCCATACAACCTAGAAGTCAAACTTGATATTTGGACCAGCAACACGGAACAAAAAATGCAGTTGATAGAACAACTGGCAGTTTTGTTTAATCCTGCTTTTGAAATTCAAAGCACCGACAACTACATAGACTGGTCCAGTCTTAGTTATGTTCAATTGACTGGTGTGGTATGGAGTTCACGTGCTATTCCCACTAGCACAGAAGAACCCATTGACGTAGCAACTTTGACTTTTATGATGCCAATTTGGATTAGTGCGCCAGCAAAAGTCAAACGACTTGGCGTTATTCAAAAATTTATTGGCAGTGTCTACGACGAAACCGGTGCGTTTAGTTCAGATACTGTATTGACAAATTTGAGTACACGTAGATACGTGACTCCACTGGATTACGGCTTGTTTTATAGTGGTAATCAATTGCAGCTCCTAAAGCCAGAAGAACTTGTTGATGCAAATGATAATATCATTGAAGTGGCTCCACCTGCCACGTGGCGTTCTGTAATTGAAATTTATGGAACCTTGGTTACAGGTACCACAGAAATAAGACTGGCGTTGCCAATTGGTACTGAATTGATTGGTACCATTGCTTATCATCCAACTGATCCATACATACTGTTATTCGAGCCTATAGAAGACACTTTACCTTCTAATACATTAAATCCAGTTGCAGCTATTATAAATCCAAGAAATGTTGCTGTAGACAGCAATCTACTGTCTCCCACTACAGGTACTCGTTATTTGTTAACAGCGGCTATTGGTAGTAATTTAAATTTAGAAGGAAGTGTGGTCTGGCAAAATTTAGTAGCCAATGCCAACGATATAATTGAATTCAATGGATCCATATGGCAAGTGGTGTTTGATAGCCAAAACGAAACTGGTACTGAATATGTAACAAACACACTAACGGGCGTTCAATATAGATGGAACGGTTTAGAGTGGGTCAAAGCAGTAGAAGGTGTTTATCGAGGTGGCGAGTGGAGTCTAATCATATAGGGTGCGGTGCCCTTATCTATAGTATAGAAACAAAAAGATATCTTTTCTTATTACGTAATCAAAAAAGACATGCAGGATCTTGGGGTTTGGTTGGCGGCGGAGTAGAATCTGGTGAATCACCTGTTGAGGCGTTGAAGCGTGAGATTGGTGAGGAAATTGGCAGCGTAGAAATACAAAAAATAATACCTTTAGAAAAATTCACTGCAGAAAATACAAATTTTGAATATCATACGTATTTGTTGACTGTCAAAAATGAGTTTACGCCTAAACTAAACGACGAACACAGGGGCTATGCGTGGACCAGCATTGACGATCACCCTAAACCACTGCACCCCGGTGTGTGGCGCACATTTAGTTTCAAAAGTGTTGTTGACAAGATTAGAACTTTTGAGGAGACTATATGTCAGCTTCAAGAACAAATTGTCTGAAATCAATTTGTCTGTAATTAAGAAAATATTTCCATGCGTCTGGCTGTCTAAATTTAGCAGTAGGCATTACTCTAATAAATTCTGTATCATTGTATACTCCCATCACTGTTGCTAAACTTCTAACCCAATAACTTTCGTTGGTTGGGTAATCAAGTGGCGGGTAATTATTTGTGCCTGCAAATATATTGTAATTATTATCGGCACTATCAATACCATCAAATCCTAGCATGTAAACTTTTTTATGTCCATCAAATGCCGCCATATAAGCTGCCATGGCTCCTGCATTGAAGTCTGGATTTTGTGGTAAAAAATTAAATATTCCTGGATACTGTTCTAGATACTTTGAATTAGTATAAATCATGCCAGGCTTTTCTAAAGGCGTATCCGCTATCTCTTTTATAATACCTTCGCCAGTACAGGTTAAAAAATCTAATTTATAATTCCTATAGATAGCATTACAACCATATGTAAAAAAATTCTTGGTGTCTTTTTTATAGATCCAATCTGTGGCTTGACCCCAGGGAGTAGTTTCTCTATAAGGAAGAATCTTAGTTAGATCAAATTCATTGGCAGTGACCCCGTTACCAAATACTACTGCATGATTGGACTTGGCAGGGAATTGCGGAATTTCAATATCTTCAGTTTGATATTTCCATTGGTCTTCGATATATAAACCTATCAAATTCACTGATTCTGTAGTAATATTTTTTCTGTAAATTTTTTGCAGTGACATTAAAATCTCCCAACAACCACTTCAATGGTTTTGATATCTTTGCTTTCAATATTTTCTAAGCTTTTCCCTAGCACACATCCGGGCCTAAACATACTAAAATTAATTGCTTCTGCTACACCGGGTATATCACTTGTAACTAATACAGTTCCTTTAGCAACTGGCCCACGTACTTGGCATGGTACACGCCCAGTGAACGCTACCGGCAATCCTTGACTGGCCGCATTCATTAAGTAGCCAGGATTGGTAGAAATTACCCCAGCAACTCTTGTGTCATGTGTTAATGTAGTGGTTGTTACTTCTTTTTCGCCACCAAAAACAACTACAGTACCAGGAGCATAATCTTGATCTGCTGTATAATTTTCTGCCAAGTCGGCGTATCTTGCCTGTTGCGATACACCGTAAATTGTATTCCACCAGGCGGTTGTACTTCCTAGGTTTTGAGAAACATTGGAAGTAGGAATGATCCATCCTGAAGTAAAAATATTTGCAGCAAATCCAGCTCCACCACGAACTACTAAAGCACCGGTTGTGGTCGAAGTTGATGTGGTTGTTGCTGTAATAACAAGGTTACCATTTGAAAAAATTCTTGCTGCTTCAAATAATGCCCCACCGGATCCACTTGCAGTTGTTCTAAATTGAATATCTGTTCCGTGGTTTGTACTAGTCCAGTTTTCTGCTGCACGGAAGTTAATAGTTCCGCCTGCAAAATATGTAGATCCATCATTACCCCACGCATCAATACCGGCGATACTGCCAGTTGCCGTAGGAACATCAGATCTCGCTAAAGTTAATGTAGCACTGGTGCCAGGACCAACAACTTGTAATCTTGCAGCACTAGTGCTAACGGTTGAAGAAGTTCCAATTAATGCATTTGTGCCTGTGATTAAGTTTGCTCCAACAATAACATTTCCAGCGATACCAACACCGCCCGCAACCACCAATGCGCCAGTTGTAGTTGAGGTTGAAGTGGTTGTGGATGTAATCGCCAAATTACCATTGGCATTATTAAAAACAATATTTGCGCCGGTAAATTGATTGCTGTTGTTGTATTGCAGCTGACCTGTTGTACCACCAGGTGCGCTACTAAATGCTGCACCATTGCCTGCCCAGTATATACCTGTGTCAGTAAGTACACCATAGGCTCTTAAATTACCTGAATTGGGGTTGTACGTCAATGAGGTGTTAATGTTTTGTGCCACATTACCCGACGTGGATCTTACAAATGTTACATAAGCTGTTCCCGAGGATATGTTAGAAGTGACTTGTGTGTTAATTGCATTTGTAGCTGTGCCTGCAGTTCCATCTATTCCTACCCCGGTCAAAACCTGTGCTCCGCTGCTGCGATTGAGGTTAACATCTGTGGTACCAATATACAAAGTACCGTAATGAGTTCCATTTAGGCCGTCGGCAAATATATTGCCCGCAACACCCAATCCTCCTGATACTACAACAGCGCCGGTGGTAGTACTGGTTGACACTGTGGTGTCGGTAAAGACTATATTTCCAGTTAGATCATCGTAAATGGCAGAGGTGCCACCTAGCGTTCCACCATTATTAAATTGAATTGCCCCATCTTGGCCCACTGAGGGTCCGCCAATTGGTATATTGTTTCCTGCCCAATACAGTCCCGAAGTATAAAGTGATTCCGAATAGATATTACCGCTTACACCGGCACCGCCTACTACAACCAAGGCTCCTGAGCTGGTACCAACACTGGCAGTACCAGATGCCGCAACTATATTTCCTGCTGCCGTTACAGTAGTACCTGCATTCACTGCGCCACTGATTCCCATACCGCCAATCACAACTACTGCGCCGGTAGTTGAGTTTGTACTAGCGGTGCCAGAATAGGCTACAATATTGCCGGCGCTTTTTAATGTTAGACTGTTGTAAAGATCGTTAAAATATCCAGAATTAGGTACCACTGTACCAATGGCAGTATTTTGTAAACCGCCGGCTGTTAAAGCTCCGCCTATGTAGGTGTCACCGCTTATACCGGCACCGCCTCTCACTATCATGGCACCAGTTGTTGTGCTTGAACTTGCCGTTCCAGAATTGGCCACAATATTGCCACCTACATTTAGTCTACCGGCAATGCCTGCGCCACCTGATACTCGCAATGCTCCTGTGACTGTATTTGAACTCACAGTGGCATTTGCTACAACGATTTCACCAGATTTGATTGTGCCGTAGGTATTGCCTGTGAATACATTTCCTGTTTCTCTACCAGAATCATACCATTCTAGGTAACCAGTGTCGTTGGCTCTGCCTAAAAATGCATGTTCGTCTTGATAATCGTAGTAGTGAAATTTTAGACCAATGTCTTTGCCGTCATTGAATGTCCACGGGGCTAAATTTGCCTGTGTGTGTAAATCTATTACAGCGTCGCTAATACTTAAATTTTGCTGCCCAATTGTAAAAATATTGCCTTCAACTTGAAGATTACCTGTTATTCTTGCTGTAGCAAACACAGCATTACCACTGCTTAAATTATCTGCCACAAACGTTTGAGCATAACTGGCTGCTGGAGCGCTGAAAGGATTACCGTTTGAGTATAAAAAATTGTCTGTCTTTAAAGAATTTACTATTATTGTACCAGCTGTAACATTTGCATATGAAGAAACATTTAAATTGCTATTAGTAATTCCTGTGTCGTTGGTAAATGCAACAACAAACGTGTTACCACTTTCGCTCCAAACCACAGCTACATTAGATTTGACACCAAGATTTCTGTTTATTAGGAATCCGACATCCACGTTGGCCACTGTGGAATCACTGTTCAACAGTGTAATAGGATCTTCAAGTTTGGCTTTTGAAGTATCTGCAGAAATAAATCTAGTTCTGGTTAAACCCATTTTTAGTCCATATAGTTTAGTATTTATGGAAAAAACAAAAGGGTCCATTGGACCCTTTTGATTGTACTTTTTTGAATATTACATTCGTCCAACAACAACTTCTATAACACCTTCTATGCCGTCAAAATCAACCAAGGCTTTGCCAATTACCGTACCTATTTGTGGTGTATTTTCTGGGCGAGCATAACCCGATCCTGCGCTAACTAACATATCGCCTTTATGTATTTTACCTCGCACTTTACACGGAGTTCTGCCTTGTAACGCAATTGGTACTACATTTTCACCACGGAGTCCAGTATTCATTAGGTGTGCTGGATTGGTAGATACTACCCCTGCCACTCGTCGCGTCCCATCCTCGGCCAGCGTAACTTCGGCTGATCCACCAAACTCTAAAACGGTGCCCGGTTCGTACTGTGCATCTGCTTGATAATTTTCTGCCAAGTCAGCGTATCTAGCTTGTGTAGACACACCGTAAAAATTGTTCCACCATAGTGTGTCTGATCCTAGGTTGTTTGTGGCTACCAAGTTGCCGCTGGGTACTATATTTCCTGTAGCAGTAATTGCACGGCCACCTGACCCTGCAATAAACAAATTGCCACCAACACTAACGCCGCCATCAATTTGCAATGCGCCGGTGGTTGTTGAAATTGCCTGTGTGTTGTTTACAATATCAACAATACCACCAATAAATGCATTACCGGCTACACCCAATCCGCCTCTGCTGACAATAGCTCCTGTACTTACATTACCACTTACTGTGGTAGCATAGCCAACAATGTTGCCGGCTACATTAGCTGAACTAGGTGCAATAGCAGTTCCGCTGGCAAGATAGTAGGCCAAATTGGCATGAGTAGCTGTCCCGCTGAAAGTACCGGCATAGATTGTTGAAAATTGAAAACTAGTATTTCCTAAGAATACATTAGCATTGGCCTGAGGTTGTATGTTGCCATTAAACCTAACCGGGTTTGGGCCATAAGCTGTATCAATTCTTTGTAATGCCATTTTTGTTTTCCTTTATTATGCTTGGTTTTCTTGCCAACGCAACACTGCTCTAGCCTGTACTCTAACATTGTTGTTTAGTGGTGTAACTACTACACTCAATGTGTCCGGACCATCCGGGAATGTGTTAAATCCGCCTAACAAACTGTTGTTTAGTTCTTTGATCTTGGTCAAATCATAAGTTATAGTTTGGAAGTTGAAGCCGCCTGTAGTTACGAAGCCCGAATAGTTTACAGCGTTTTGTCTAGGTGCTGGTGCTCCAACAATACCCTGCCATACAATTTCGCCTCCGGTCGTCAGCGTGGCCTGATCATCATACTGTGCCAAACTATTACCACCAACATTTACCCATACTGGCGCAGAACTACTTAACTGTCCGTTAAGAATAATTTGTATTTGACAGGCATCGGTAGCAGAAATGTCGCAACTGAGTGGCCATATCTGCATGTGATTACACAAATCACGCACACCAAATCCGCCTGGAATACCGTTGTCTGCTGTGGGTGCTAATCTAATATTTAGAATAGTATAAGGGCTGAACTGGTTAATAGTATTTAACTGTCCAGTAGCACTAAATGTGTACCCACGGTCTTCGTTGAACATACCATCCATGATCATGCTGGTACCCCAATGGAACAAAGTTGGAGCTGCACTTGGTGCGGTTTCTCCATTTATTACTTCATACCTTACAGGCAAGTTACCAGAACGGAAATATGCTTCTACTTTGTTATTACCGTGTACAAAACTGTGTAGATAAGTGATTTCGCCATCCTGATCTTTTACGCCAAAACGAATTGTACCAGCGCCATACCAAGCATAGTCAATATAATACATCAAAATTTTGTTGATATCCAAATTAAAGCCTGTGGCTCCAGTGCCATCTGCCTTGTCAATGTTAAATCCTGATTGTGGAATTCTAGCATCGACTGTTTTACTAACCTTGACACCGGATAAAGTAGTTACTGAACTATCGGCTCTATAAGTAGGAGCCACATCTACACTTGTATTGCTTATAATATTGATTACTTTATAACTGTTGCCTTTGACTACAATGTAATCTCCTACAGACAATTCATTGGTGAATAAAGTGCCCGAACCGGCAAAATTGGCACTACCATTGGTAACAGTAATCGTGCCGGTAATCTGTCTGGTGCTTGATCTACGAATTGCCCATAAAGTGGTACCATCCCACTCCCAGAATGCACCGTTTTGATCATCGTATACACCAGCACGATTTTGTATGTTACTTGCTGCTTGTGCAGGATTGTTAAATGCCACTGCAAATGAAACTTGCACACCTTTACCAGATTGATAACGGAAATATTTACGACTCTGTCTAATAATTCTGCTGTTAGGCTGTGTATCGTTGGTGGTCATGGTGATACCACCATCAAAAGGAGCTGCATACGCTATACCTTGTGGTCGAACGTAAATGTTACCTGCTGTGCCTGCAAATGTAGTTGTACCACTTATAGTAGCAGTTTCGTAAGTGAATGATCTACCGTTGCCTACAGTAGCGATGGTCTGTGGACCTGTCACATTGGCCCATGAAAAATTAACTACTGATAATGTGTTATTAACTTTCAGCCCATGGTTACTAGTTGTAATAACTTCAACTGTGGTATTACCAAAAGTTTTTAACGCAGTAAATGCAATGTTTGCTCCAGTAAAGAAAGCACCAGGATAAATTGCCACACCGTTTTGGAAAATACTTCCCGAGCTTACAGTGCCTGTACCTACATATCTAAAAGTAGTTGTGTTGATGTAAGATACTAAAAATTCTCCATTGGCTTGCTCGTCGGTGGTGCCCACAACTGTAATAGGTTGTCCTTCGGTTAATCCGTGACTTGCAGAAGTTGTAACTGTAACATAAGATGTACCATTACCGGTAAATGTACTAATGTTTGCTGTTTGAGCAAGGGCAGCATCCGTATTACGACCATAACTAGCAAAGTAATTGTTGATAAACTTCATGGTTTGCCATTTAGTAGGCTGCGGACCATATTCAAAATCTGTATCAATCAATGACTGCGGTTGACTAACACGTAACTTACCAACTGGATCAACTAAAAAGTCTCTAAAAGATACCAATGGTGCCGGTTCGCTGTCAGTGATAATTAATAATTTGTCTGTGGTTGAATAGGCGCTGGTATCAACAGGAATATTACCAATTCTCGTTTGATAGTTTCTGTCCGAGAATGTAAGTGCCGTGTTGGTTTCTGTAGCAGTTGCCGGAACATCAAGATAAATTATATCTGTTCCGTTTGTATAATCAACGGTGGCACCATTTGTGGGCATACCATTGCCGCTGATACGCCAACCTTGCTGTACGCCAGTACTGTTGTAATTTAATGAGTTAAACTGACCAGTGGTAAATTTGATTGCAGTATTACCGCTTTGTACATTGCCTTGGACATTAAGGCTGCGCTGCACGTTTGTAAATGTTACACTGTTAAATGTTGTATCATTGAAATTGTACAATGTGGTTTTACTAGGTACGTGAATAATTAACAGTATTTGTTCTGGTGTGGCCTTGTCTGGTAAGGTTACCTGTGTGCTACCTGAACTGCCTGTTGTAAAAATGTATCCTTCGGTATAAGTTTTCTTTGCCATATATTCAATATCCTTATAAAATTAAAATCCGCCCAGTGCCACTGCATAAACTAATGCTGTGTTTTGTACAACTGTAATAGATGTAGATGAATTTGCACGCCATTTGCCTGTGCCTGAGTTATACTGTAAAAATTGTCCATCCGCCGGTGTGCTAGTAAAATCAATGTCTGCCAACGAACCCAATGCACTTACTCCACTACCTGCCAGTATTTTTACTTCGGCATTACTACCTGTTGGTAACGCTTCAGTGAACGTTATATTGGTTCCACTGATACTGTAAGTGTCTTTTGGTTGATAAATCCCGTTCCACCATACCGCAACTTGATCTTTGTCGGCTGGTGTATTGCCTAGATTAAAAGGCCCAACTGTGCCGTTGCCTTGAACAACTTTTGTTAACAGTCCAGATCCTGAGGTTGTACTAACCTGACTTCCTTGTTGATAAATGTTACCACCAACATAAAGATCACCGGATTTAACAACAACATTGGAACTTGCAGTAACAAATTTATTTGTAGCCACTACCAAATTTGCTGCTGCCGGTCCTGGGTCTGAATCAGATGTATTAATCCAAGTAAACTTAGAGTCCGGACTCAGTTTTAGTTCTACATATCCTTTGCCTAGGTCTGATCCTAATAAAAAGTAAACATCCCAACTTGTGCCTGTGCCTAGTCCGTTGGTGCTCAGTGCCTTGACTCCTTGCACACCTTCCCTATATCCAAGACTGTAGTAGTTAGATTCAATATTGGTTGAACCGCCATTTAAAAAACGAATTTCAACAATGTCTTTGACCAAGGAATCGGCTGCATAACCTTGTCCTGCTACCACAGTGAATTCCACTGTTTCTCCTGCACCGGGTCCAGAGGTTACACTGAATGTCCCAATCTTGTACCACGTTGGTGAAGCCAATGACGAGGGAAACTGTAAACCAATTTTTTGTATATATGAAGTAGTAATTGCGGTAGTAGAGGTGCTGGTAATGTTACCAGTGGTTAAAATTTCGCCGTTGCCAGCAAAAATTTTAACTGGGCCTACTTCTAATCCGTTATGTACTACAAAATTCTTACTTGCCATAGTTCCATATCTCCCTTATGACTTACAGTTTCATTAATGTTGGTGTTACTTTAATTTTCAAATTTGCTCCAGCACTGCTTGCATTTAAATATGCAGTGCCCGCAGATATATTACTTGAGAATGTGGCCAGGTTAGCTGCACCTGTAAAAGTAACCCCATAAACCTCAATACTACATGTTGTTCCGTTATGTACAGCTATCACTTCGGCTGCTTGGTATTCGCCGCCACTTTCATCAGTTAATTGGACAAAGAATTTTCCGCTTCTGTAGGTAGCTGTTGCAAATCCATAAACCGCATCTGTACCACCAGGAGAAACAAACTTTCCTCGTATGTCATCGGTAACATGTTCTGCGTTGGTTGTAAAGGTACTATTTGCAAATAAACTTGTAAACGCACCTAATCTAGCGATGTTAGCACCAATTACTGTGTCATCTAAACTGCCAGAGCTTAGGCTTGCCCCGCTGATCGTGCCGCTTACGTTAATGTTACTAACATAAAAATAGTCAACTCTATTGTCGGAATAGCCAATATTTGCTGTGCTTACAGGATAAAAATCACCGTGAGTGTCTATTCTCCAATTTTCAACCGAACCTAAAGATAAATTACCTGTGTAAAATCTTAGTGCGGTATCGTCTGAAACAAATTGATTAAATCCGCTAGTGGATGCAATTGCTGTAACGGTTTGTGTTGTAGTGATTATTCTGGTGTCAACAATGTCGCCAATCGCCGGTGCTTCAGTAAAAGTAACCACATTGCCTGTGACTGTGTAAGCAGTTGTTGGAACTTGTAACACACCACTAATGGATACCAATGTACCAGCAGTTGTGGAATTTGATGCCAAAGAGAATTGTGTGTTTATGCCGTCAACATTACCGTTTAGATCTCCACTGGAATTACTAAATGTTCTACTTAAAATTGTTGTGAATGTACTACCGGTAGTGTTCCATTGTCCGTCGCCGTAAAATTCCAATGCATTGGTAGTAGAGTTAAATCTCAACATACCATCTACATCTGTAAAGCCAACTGAACCTGGTCTTTGTGCCGATGTTCCTACTGGAACTAGTAAGGCATCTGTACTAGCAATAACTAATTTTGCGCCTTGAGTAATATTGCTTGCGGTGATATTTCCGCCAATGCTTACTTGATCATAAGTGGAATCTGCTACAACAAATACCAGACTATTTTCATTGGTACCGCGTATAATTGTGTCATGTATAGATTTATTACCGTTAATTACTACGCCTTGCCCAACATACATGTTTCCATTTATAGCCGCACCGCCGGTGCCTGTAATAACCAATGCACCAGTTGTGCTAGCGGTGCCAGCTGCCGCAGTATAAACAGTGGTATTACCTGAGCTGATTACTATATTGCCTGTGGCCAATTTTAAGTTTGCGGTTGCTACAAGTTCAGTGAATGTGCCAGCGGCCGGTGTGGCATTACCAATAATTGTGTTGTTTAGTGCCGCAGCGGTTAGTGTAGTAAATGCACCTGTTGCTGCTGTATTGGCACCAATTGGGAAATTGTCTGCATATCCACCGGTGATTCTTGCATTAGCTGTGCTAAAATTAGTAATTAAGCCAGTTGTAACATAGGCATTGGTCAATGCACTGATATAACCGCCGCTGACAACTAGATTTCCGCTGCTGAAATTAGAAGCAACTAGAGTAGTAACGTTTCCATTGGTTGCATTTACAGTGGTTCCAGTTACGGTTTGTCCATCAACGGTTGTAAAAGCGCCCGAACTAGGAGTTACTGCACCAATTGGAATGTTGTTGATTCCGCTGGTACCAGTTCCTCCGCGAATCCAAACAGGACCAGTGGGTGCAGCCCATAAACTTGTTGCTGCTCTAAAATTAGAAGCATACACATTTGCTGCACTTGTAGCACCAATTGACATATTATCAATTGTACCAATGACCAATGGATTTATAGTAACTGTGGCTGCACCTGACTGAGGTGCAAGATAAACATTGGCCGTTCCGTTGATTGTTGCAATTACTGCCTGATTGTTTACTGTTAGGCTATTTAAAGTAGATGCACTGGTTGACACCAACGTAGTAAACACACCAGTGCTTGGTGTAGCATTTCCAATAGGAGTGGCATTTATACTGCCGGCGTAAATAGTCCCGGCATTTAAATTGCCTGCGACGCCAACGCCGCCTGCTACCGTTACTGCACCGGTAATGGTGTTTGTAGACGAAGTAGAATTAGCAATTATTAATTCGCCGGATTTAATTGTACCATATGTACCGCTTATTACATTACTACTATTTTCTGTTGCTGCTGCATAGTATTCAAAATAGGTTGAACTATTTTTTTGGCCAAAGAAGAAATACTTGTCTGAACCAAGATAATAGTTGCCTAAAACACCAATGTCTCTACCATCGTTTGTAGTAAGAGGTGCCCCGTTAGCAAATGTGTGTAACTTGATTGAACTATCTTTTACGACCAAATCTACGCTGTCAACGCTGGTTGTGGTTCCTAATACCACTAGGTTTCCAGCAACAACTGCATTGCCACCAACATATAAATTTTTACCTATACCAGCACCGCCAGTAATTGTTAATGCACCGGTTGATGTTGATGTCGATTGTGTTGCATTTGTTACGTTTAGTATACCACTAGCATTTGCTGTAGTGAACGAAGCTGGTCCTGTAACATTTGCACCAATTGCAACGTTATCTAAATATCCAGAATAAATGTTGCCAAAACTGGTAGCAAAATTTGTTAATCCTGCTACAGTTCCTCCGGTTACATAAATGTTAGGAAAACTTGCACCCAATTCAACTAATAAATTTCCAAACTTGGCATCAAAACCTTCTACATTATCAGCAGTAACGAAAGTAGTATCGTTTCCTGTAGAAAGTGATATGTTACCACCGGTAATTACAGCATTGGCTGTGCTAAAGTTTTCCGTCCTGCCTGTTGTTATATAAGCATTTGTTAACGCACTTATGTATCCACCAGAGATAACAATATTACCTGAACTGGCATTGGTTGCATATAATGTAGTAAAGTTGCCGCTTGATGGTGTTGTGTTTCCAATTGGTGTACCCTGAATACTACCTGCATACACATTACCAGAGATTGCTGCTCCGCCATTCACTAGTAATGCACCGGTACCAAACCCTGAGCTTGCTGTATTTGAAAGTATAGCCATCCCTGCGGTATTGATAATTGCCTTGACATTGGCTGCATCAAATCCGCCAACAGCAAATGCCATACCGTTGCCTGGACCGCCACTATGGTTTATTATAAACAAGTTACCAGTGTTACCAACGCCATGATGAATTAGGTAACCATCGTTTGCTTTCAAATTTGGATAAGCAGCGTCGTCAAATGTGCTACTGTTAATACCTAAGTTAATATAACCATTGGTATCATTGCCATTGTCTGCTGTTAATACAAAGTCTGTTGATGCTTTGGTACCGCTGTTAATATTTTGGAAATTTACCTGAGCATATGAATTAACATTTCCACTCATCTGCAATACAGTGGTAGGTAGTGCTGTGTAAGTGCTTGTGCCGGCATACAATGCGCCTATACCGCCAGCGTTACCAAAAAACACACCAGTATTACTGAATGTACCACCAACTGGTACATTAATATTGCCGCTTAACTGAATATTACCTGCAACAATGTTGCCAGCAAATGTACTTGCTCCCTGTACCCATAAGTCACCAGTGATGCCAACGCCGCCGCCGCCAGGAACAACCAATGCACCAGTTGTGTAATTTGTTGCTGAAGCACCAGATGCTGCAACAATATTGCCCGAGGCAATTAAAAAGTCCGCAACATCAAGATTGTTAATTCTGGCTGTTTGAATAGTTGCTGCATTAGATACTGTCACATTACCAGCTATAAGGTTAGCTTGGAATTTTCTATTAATAGTTCCGGCAGTTGTGCCTGTTTCAGTGGTAAGAACAACAATAAATGCGCCATCAGATTCTGACCATACCAGTGCAGCATTTACACCGCCGTAGTTTTCTAGTGTTCCTAAAGAACGGTTAAAAAGTACGCCAACATCATAAGTAGGTGTACCAACATAACCATTGTTTAAAGTAATTAAATTGTCAGAAACAAGTGTATCAATTGAGTTGATCGTGGTGGTATTACCTGTAACTGTAAGATTTCCCGCGATACTAACGTTAGAATTTAAAGTTAAATTTGCATTAAACAGACTGCCAACCAGTGTTCCTGACGCAATTTTCTGAAATGTAATGGTACTATCAGTTATCTGATTATTTTTAATTCTAGTGACTGCCATCACTTATCTCCAATTTTAAGTATTTACCAAAAATTAGAGATATAGTAAATGACAAAAATTACACTATGAAATAGGTTTTTTGCAGTCGCATCTGAGCAGAGGCGCTGGCTGTGGCGTAAACTTGTACGAGTGATCCGCTGATATTGGCAGTAATTGTGGTCAAAACACTGCCTGTGACAGCCCTGTTTATGTTACTAACTGCAACATTTGGATCAAATTGAGTTATTGCAAACTCAGCGAATTCCGATGAACCAGAACTTGCTGTAGTGCTAGCAATGTATTTTGCACTTCTAAATTGATTGATATTAAAGCTGTCAATCAAAATTGCTCCTGTGGTCAGGCTAATATTGCCCGAATTTATTTCTTGGTTGTTTTCGGCTGTAACTGTACCAGATGCAATATATCTAATAGACACAATATCAGTGACTAACGGAATTTCTGAAAAGGTTATCTGGTTACCAGCTACTGTGTAGGCCACACCAGGCTGCTGTAATGTACCGTTGATGCTGACAATTATACCTTCAGCGGTGGTGCCGGAATCCAATGTATAAACTGTACTTGACCCGTCGGGTACAATAGATTGGTTGCTGATTTGCCCTAGCAAAGTTTGCCAACCTGTGCCATTGTAAACTTCGAGGTTGTTCGTTGAGTTATTCCATCTAATAGCACCACCGTATACCGGTACAGGTTGTTGCCCGGTTGTTCCAGCAGGTAATTGTAAAGCACTTGTAGCGTTTATTGTGACAACTGCATTGGGATTACTCAATAGCGGCTGTATAACAACATTACCAGTTAAACTGGAGATTGTAATGTCTTCAATTTTTATACTACCAATATTAGCAGTTGATATTGATGCATTGCTTAATGCAGAAATATAGCCGCCAGAAATTACAGCGTTACCCGAAGAAAGATTTGTTATTACAGATGTAGTTAAATTAGCATTGGTCGCATTTAGATTAGTAGCATACCAATTTTGCACATTGCCAGTGACTATAGTTGCATTGGACAATGATGATATGTATCCGCCGCTGATAACTGCATTACCGGTGCTAAAATTGGTTATTTCCGAAGTGGTTATGTAAGCATTTGTCAATGAGGAAATATAACCACCAGATATTACTGCATTGGCCGTACTAAAATTAGATACTGCCAAAGTTACAACGTTTCCAAAACTTGAATTTAATTCAGTGGCATACAAACTTTGCAAATTAGCGGTACTTATAGTGGCATTAGACAATGCACTTATGTAACCACCAGATATTACTGCATTGGCTGTGCTAAAATTAGTAATTGCACTGGTTGTAATATAGGCATTAGTTAATGCGCTTATATAGCCGCCACTTATAACTGCATTAGCAGTGTTCATTGACCCCAACGCTGCTGTGTCAGTTACACTGATGTTTCCAAAAATTGAAGTACCGCCAGTGTTACTAATATTGCCGCTAAAGTTATTAGCAAACAAGTTGCCAGCATACAAATTGCCTGTTATGCCAGCACCACCAATCACATTAAATGCACCAGAATTTACATCTGTGGCCTGAACGCCTGATGCAGCAACTAAATTACCAAATATTTTTGTAATCCCCGAAACATTGGCAGTTCCTGCGACTGTAAATGTATCAACTACGGAATTAGTATTGACGCCAAATCTAAAGTTGGTAAAGTCCATGTAGGCCAGCGGCCTACCGTTGGTAGTAAAAGCAAGATCTACACTTTGTCTATCTAGATCTGAAAATAGTAAAGCGCCGCTTATTCTGCCAATAGCCACGGCTGCTCCTTATGCAGCATTAGTGCTGTTGAGATTGTGTACTACAACTATTTTGTTAGGATTGACCCCAGGTGCCGGCGGTGGGCTTGTGAATGTAATCGATGTAGTGCCGTTTACTGTGTAATTAATATTAGGTTGCTGATATACTCCGCCTATTTGCACTAAAATTGCATTAGCGTCCGATTCTGTTTGACTCATTGTAAACGCTGTTTGTACAGCGTCACCTGTAAATTCATCTACATTGATAGTAACTGACCCAATTTTAGCAACCTGATTCCATACTCCAGCAAAAAACAGTTCCACTCGGTTGTTACTAGTGTTGAATCTAATTTGCCCATTTTGTGGTTGATCTGGGCCTACACTATTACTGCCAAGGGGTAATTGTACAGCGTAGCTGCCACCTAATAGTTGAGTATTTTTTAAGTATCTGCCCATTATCAAACACCTATAGTGCTTACGCTTGCCACGATTGAATTTCCTACGTTGGCATTGGCTCTCAATGTATCTCCGTTGCCTAATACCAATTTTTCCCAATCAACTATATAAGTATCACCAGATGCTATTACCTTGTTTTTGTAAATTATATTATTGGAGTTGGCCACAAAACCGGCCGGAACGAGATGTAATGTAAAGGCTGTGGCTGCTGTGTTTGTGTTACAAAAATACATAGTTGTCACCGCCTGTCCACCAATACCAGTTGCAGCTAAAACATTTGCTGCTGCCTGTCCTGAATCTACTAAAACTGTGTTATGAATTGCCATTTTTATTCCTTAAAGTACCAATGCATAAACTTGTGCCGATGTAACTGCTGTTGCAGAACCAGTTTGAATAGATTCATATGTGCTTCCATCGTTGGTTAATGTCCATGCACCGAGTGTTTCGTTCCACAAAATTGCTACATTGGCCAATGATCCGCGATCAACTTCGATGCCTGCTGTATTTTGTGTTACTCCTGGACCTGTTTCGCCTGCATTAACTGTTATAATTCTATCTGTGATCTGAAGATCAGTTTCGGTAATTGCAGTAGCATTACCGCCCACAAACAAGTTTCCTTGAATAAAAACCGTATTCGTGGATAAAGTTATGTTTGCGTTAGCATTAATTTTGTTTGTGATGATGTAATCATCATTTAGACTTTTAACTACAGCCATTTTTAGATCCTTATTCAGTGTATTTATACTAGATTTTTGTTTGACAAATTCAATAAAAAACCCGCCGAAGCGGGTTTTATTAAAAGCTAAGTTTTTTAATGTGTAACCACATTTGCAAAACCGCTGGTACCGCTTGTTGCTACATAATCGCTACCGCGATATTTGTAACGAACATCGCTTTGATCCCAAACATACTTGTTGCTGATACGGCTTGCATAAAACGCTGCGTTTGCTGTAGTATAACCAACAATTGAGCAAGTGCTTGCACTGCTACCAGGTGTTCCGTTAGCTGCATCTGCACCAGCAGCTAGAGTACAAATAGTTGCACTAGCATTTGCATGAGTATGATTTTCAACTGCACCAACTGCATTTGCTACAAAGAAAGTAGTTGCACCTTTTTGTGAAATGATATATGCGTTAGCATGTAAAATACCTGCCGAATCTCTAAATTGAACTTTAACTGTTTTAACACCAGTGGATGTGATCCATTGCGGACGACCGCCTGTGCTACCAATAGTTGAACCACTTACCGGTGGATTAAATACTTCCTGGTCAACTAGTGTACCGTCTGCTCTTTTGTGACTGATTTTTAAACCTCTTGCCATTTTATTTCTCCTTATAATAGCGTTCTAGGCCTACGCGGTTGGCTCCGCAATAAGTTCTCATTGAAGAGTGAACTATGTATTTATTTGATCCATGATAAATTTAGTCCAAGGATCACCAATTTCGTACTGTTTTAAAACTTGTAAATTTTTTATTCTTCGTTCCGTAGTTGCAAAATAGATTTTTTCTATGTCAAAAAATATTCTTCGAAATTCCCTGTGTACATGATCTGTTCGTTCTACCCAGTCGTTAATTTGATCGTAGTCATGATTGATATAATCGTCAAAAGTATCAAAACCAATACTGCGTAAAAACTGTATAACTCCAACAGGACCTTGAACTAAAAATAATTGTCCAGCTCTAATAGGTTTATAGGTTTTTTCTGTCAAAAATCCAATGCTGTCTAGTCTAGATTCTGTAACCAAATTTAGATAACTGTCTGTGTAATCCTTTATGCTTGAACAAAGTTCATACTCAGTTTTAGCATTAAATCCAAGGGAGGTGCTGTTAATGGTTTGATATTTTATATAATTTTCTAATCCAATTTCGTCAATGATCAAATTTTTATCAGGGACCGGCCCATTTGATTCTTCGGCCTTGAACCATAAAAATTTAAATTTTTCATTCATGAAGTTGTCTAATTTTACTCTGTTATAAATCCTTGATATCCTTGGACTTCTGTTAATACAACAAGCATAGTAAGTTCTGTGCGAAGATAAATTTATTTCTTCGTTAACAGCAAGGTATGAAGAAAATAATAAATGAAAAGGATAGTAATTTTGTTTGTTAAAATCACTGTTAATTATGAGCTTATTTTTAACAGTATTAAAAACTGGCAAATTGTATGGGTGATCACTGCAATTAACCAGTAAAAAATCAATGTCGCTTTTGTCTATTAGATCTTCACAAAACTGGGCATGATTTACAATGCAAATTTCTTTAGGACCTTTAAATTTTTTTAAAAAATAAATCAATTGGCTGATTTTGGCTACATCTCCAAAATTTCCTTGCCCAGCATCCCAAATAATATCGTCAAAATCAATTTTTTCTAAATTTTTGTTATAAAAGTTCATGTCAAATACTTAGTCAACAAAAAAGCGCCTTGCGGCGCTTTAATGTTTCCCATCCCGAGTGGAAAATTACTGGAACGATAGGTTAGAAACAGCAATCTCACCTAGGTAGTCAGCTGCATTACCGAA